CGGGTTTCTTCAAGTCAACCGTGAAGTCCGAATAATCCCGTGTCTCTGGCTTCAGATTTTCTTCAATTTTCTTCTGTTCTGCCTCAGCCTGAACCGTGTTTGCCTCAGTCTGGCTTACCCACTTGTTGTTTTCCTTATCCCACACAGGAACCTCTCCTTGTACAATTAGTGCCAGATAATCATAGGGTTTTACAGAATAAACATCTTCCCATGACATTGGGTCGTTTACCCAAGCCTCCATCTGTTCTTCTGTCGGTGCAAGTGGCTTAACTTGTTCATCATCCTGAATCTGATAAACCATAGTCTCCTTGCCCTTATTAATTTTCTTGTTAACAGTGATTACAAGGTCTTTACCCTGATATAAATCAAAAATGTTTACACCACGACGCTGCTTGGTATCAAATAAAGCATAAATCTTATCCCATATGCCATCACCATTCCTTGCGTCTGGAAAACGCCAAAACTTAACCCCGTCCTCTTCATGTGCACGGTCGATACAGCGTACAATCCAATATTCCTTGGCACTGTTCAAAAAAGCAATATCGCCGTATTTCTTGGCGGTAATTTCATCACTTGCCTCAGCACGCATCTTTTCAGCCTTTTCCGATGTTTCGCAGAATGGGCACTTGTCTCCCTTATTGTTCTTGACAGGACAAATGTACTTCTTCCACTGTTTCTCCCCGTTACTATTAGTAACCTTTACGGAATGGACATGAATCTTCTTGAATGGACTAGGTTCTTTCTCTGAGAAGGGCAGAAGCCTTATAACCAACTCCTTAGTGTTCTCATTCTTTTCCAATCTGGTGTTGAGGTAGTGCTTAATGTCAAATTCTACATTGTTAAACTTAACCTTCGCTTGGGCGTTCTTTGCCGCCTCTTCTTTTTCAACCTTTTGTGCAATTACACACTCTGTACTTACGTTTATCATTTGTTTAAAAAATTATTAATTATGTTATTCAACAATATTCGTCAACCTTTTCTGATGCAAATGTACTAAAAAACCTTTCAGTAGACAAGACTACAGGACAAAAAATGCGAAGAATTATAACCTTCGCATCTTCTGTTGTTTGTTTTTTAGAATCCTCGGAATATATCCTCCATTGTCTGATGGAGTTTCTCATCAAAGGAATTCTCAATATCGGTGTCTGTATAATCGTCCACGTCCTTCTGCTTGATTTTGTATTCCTTCACCTTGTCTTTTTCCTGTGCCTCGTATCGGCCATCCCTCTCCTTGTCTTTCCAATATTCATTAGGGCTGACATTGAATGGATACATCTTAAGGCTCTGCATGTTTAACTTCTCAGTGTTGGTGGGCACACGCTTCTCCAGTTCAGCCTTCAAATCAGTAATATCATGGTTATTCTTCTCAAGTGAACCCTGTATCTTTTCCACTGCATTAAGAAGGGCGACAATACGATTATCTACATCACTTAGGTCATGACCAAGTGAATTTTGTTTCTTGTTAAGCTTTTCCTGTGCCTGAGTTAGGTCTTCCACGTCCAGAACATCATCGTCCATATCATCCATCCCTTCATCGGGCATTGGAGCCCCTGCTGGTTCCATTGGAGGTGTCTGTTCGGGCATATCTTCCTGAGGGGGCATTCCTTCTTCGGGTGCACCGTCATTGGACATGTCACCATTAGGCATACCACCCATATCACCCATATCACCACCTTCAGGGGGTAGTTGCTCTCCTGCTGGTGCTTGGGATTGAGGCTCTGGCTGACCTTGATTCTCATCGTCATCCTCCGAAAGGTCTGTGGCTAAGTAACCCTCAGAAAGGCGCATAAACTGTTTATGAGCCTCCATTAGATTATGCTTGATTATATATTCCTTGTCCATTACTGAATTAATGCTTCTAAATCGATTAGTCCCTAAGTAACTCGCGGTTATCTTCGGTAAGAATAATCTTTTCCGTTACCTTTCGTTCAATCAAACCCCTGTCGTTCTTAAGTAACGTAACATTCTCTGCTGATGCCTGCCCTAATATCTCATTGGCCAGCGCGATTTTTTCTTTTGTATCCATGAGTACAATATTTTCTTAATTATTCATCTTTCTGTTCTCCTTGAACAGCGTTCTTCTTACTTTTTCTTGTCTTCTTGACTGGTTTAACTTCCTCCATAATGGGGGTCTCAACCACTGCCTCAATAGCCATCTCCTTAGTTTCTGCAACAGGGATGTTTTTAACTGGAGTAGAAACATTAACAGGGACGGCCTGAGGTATATGTTTAATAAACACTCTCTTGAGTGGTTTTTTACTGAATCTAACGTTTGCCATACATCATGTCTTTTTAAATATAAATAGTTCCTCATTTGGATTTTTGAGCGTTTTGCTCGAATATATGGGAAATTACATACTCCCGTCCACGAAACCACTCCTTTAATTGCCACATCTTTTTGGATGTGGTGTAGTAAATCTTGTTGCTTTGGCAAACCTTCAATTTATTGATGATTTTCTCCCTATCAATGCCAATATATTTCAACTGACCGAAAGAAATGCCCATTACATTATTCTCATTCAATGACACATACAGCATATCATTATCAATGATGATGTAGTTGCATTCCTTTCCCAAGGCATTGTTAAGTAAAATGTGATAGAGTTTCTTTATCTTGTTGTATGGTAGTGTGTATAAATTGATGTAGTGATAAGTTAAGTTCGACCCCTGCATCGTGACAATCTTCTTCTTGAATGAAACAATGTCTTCTTCATAGAAGTCACGTTTCTCCGTCTTCTTAAACGTCCACATATCATTATTGGGAAATGTGTGTTCGAGAATATCAAACTTCCAACCACATGACTTGGCATACGCCTTTGCATTGTCAAGGCCAATAATAAGTTTCGGCAATGGCATAGTACACTCATCAAGGGATGATACAACCTTCACAATATCCTCCTTGATGTCCTTATAAACAATATCTGTAACTATATACCCAAAAAAAAGCATCCTTGCAAGAAAGTGTTATATTTCGTTGCAAAGATACTGAAAATTATTTTATATGGAAAGATTTTTGTCGAAGTTGTTAGGTTTGCAAATCCTCACGTCTCCAAATACTAACTGCGTAATTTCCTGAGCGGCCTCTGGAATAAATGAATATACCTCTCTGGATAGTGTCGCTTCTCCAATCTTTGCCTGTCCACATTTGTCCGTGACTACTACTTCTACCATCGCTTCTAACACCGAGTAATACTGCCACATCGCCAGCTTTTAACGCGAATCCCCTTGGTCCTTGCCCATTATCACCTCTAGCCGCTTCTGCAGTTCCGTGCCACTTTTCTGTAAATCCTGCACCACCCAATACTCTCTTTGCATCTCCGTAATTACCCTTAGCGGCACTATTGTCAGTCCACCAAATACCACGGATATTAATGCCAGCCCTTTCATACCAAGTAGCGGGGCCTGCTGTGCACCGTCCATTATAATCATTCACTGTCACCTTATAAGGTACACCATTACATCTATAATGACCCACGTCAGACAATACTTTCTTCATAAGTGGATTTGTGACCGAACCAGAGAAATCGGTAACTGCACCGTATGAACCCACTCCATAAGGACCTTTACCCATGATGCTACTACAATCCGTTATCGATTTCACCTCTCCTAACTCAAATGTTGTTTGTGTTGTGGCATCATCCATCTTGCAACTGCGGAATACACTTTTTACTGCACTAACTGTCTTAATATTCTTTGACTTAAAATACTTTATCAAAATAAGTTTAAGACTGTCATTAAGGTGTTCCTTTCGAGATATTGTGTTGGGTATTCGTTTTCCGTCTTGTTTAGTTGATATAATAATATCATGGGATGTAGGAGCCTTATCTGTCAAATGAACTACCACACAAGAAGCATCTGCCGAGGATTGTCCACCCCCAACATACCATTCAATCTTAGTAAACCAATCGCCGTATTGAGACAAAAGGCAGTCAAAGATTGCATTATTGTTACTTGTGAGGCCATCTTTTGCTACATACTTATAAGCACCGTCATACAGCCTGGTTTCCTGAATGGTGACCTTGTTGTACCTCTCAACACTATGAAGCGAGTTTTGAAGAGAAATAGTTAAGCCACTGGCAATCTCCTCTATAGGAATCTTCTTATCCTTAGATTTATTTTTTGTCGCCTTTAATTTTGATTGATTTTTAATAGCATTTTCAACGTCATTACCATGGTCAGCCCAACGGTCAGTTTTCCACTTTTCTGCTGGACATTCATAATTATCCATCCAGAATTTTGCTGCTTCTGTTGGGGTTTGTTTTTGCTTGAGCCCTGTTAATCTCGAATCTGTATTGATAATGTGGCATAAATAGTCCATTTGTTGGTCAAAAGTAATTGGGAATGTATATTTTTTCATTATCTCATTACTATGCCCAATGTGACCATCCCAATAGGGTTCAACAAGACTATTTAAGTTTATAAGACGTGTTTGATAGTCTTTAGGATAACAATATTCAAATAGTTCAAACCCCCTACCATGTCCTTTAGTGTTGTTCTCCTTTAATGCACAATAGAAACTTGCCAAGCCACCACCAGCACCATGATGGTTAATCCCCCCATCAATGAGCAAAAGATGGGGCCTAAAATTTGACTCCTTGTAAAAATTAGCACAAACACCTTTTGCCTGAGCATCCGACAAACCAGCACCTCCTTCACCTGGATTAGGTTTAACTGGTTCTTTCAGCCTGCAATATGCAGCATAACAATATTCTTCTGCATATCCATCCTGTATTTCTACCCTACGTTGTAGTGGGTCATAGTAAGCATAGTCACAATCATTGCCGATATCCGCATATGCAGTACCTGTTAAGGCTTGACCATTACTTCCATAATCACCAGACGCATAATATGCATCATTTGTAAGACCGAATATCGGTTCTTGGACAGACCTTGTTGCTGTATTAGCCATGCGCACCCCCTTGAAAGTGGTTATCATATTACCAGCATGAAGTTGATGATTGACCTTAACAATCATATAACTACCTCTAAACATGGGGATATTATGAAGGACAAAGTACATCATAGGTTGCACCCAAGCACAGCCCATCATAGTGACAGTACACGTATAGGAGTTGTTTGAGTAGATTGTATATAAATCCTGACCAGCACTAATTGTGATGGAACCGTTATTCTCCTGTCCTGAACCTATACCTGCTATAAGACATTTTGCCTTAATTGACTGTTCGGTTGTCATCGGCGCATTCATATCAACCTGAATGTTCTTGAAATAGTTCTGATATTGATGACCATAGGATACTGCGAAGGCTGGAATAGGAAGACCATTAGGCGATTTAGTCTTAATCATCTCTGGCCATGTGGACTCATCGTTCAAGTAGAAACCGTCATCGGGGAAATCAGCACCTTCAACATCCAACTTGGAAGACGGCTCATAAGGCATAAGCACAATGAAGTTAGGATGGTTGTTTGGAGGCATTGCCTCGTAATATGGTATAGGTTTGAACATCCTGACCATATTCTCTGCATTTGACAAATCCAAGAAGTTCTGTATGCATAAGAACAAGAACTTGTTCTCTGCATATAATGCTGACAACAATGAAAGTAATGTATAACCCTCAGCGGTCTGTGATTGTACAATTTTATCAGTCAACCTGCCCAAATTCAAGAACATGGACTTGCCAATCCTATTGTAGGCTGAATCAAGAAAGTGGAATGTCGGGTTGGAACCATCAAATAGTGTTTCCAACTTATAAAACTCATCCTGTGCCCCCGAAGCCAACCACTTATCATACAACATCTTTATATATCTGTACAAACCAACCTTGATATCTGTCGGGTCACTGTTAAGAGTAATCTCCGCTGTCTCTGTCGCTTCTTCAACTGGTTGCAAATTCTCTTTTAATACTGAAATAAAACCATCTAAATAACCACGAAGGTCTGATGTTTTTAGGAAGATGTCGTCATCGTTCTCATATTTTGCCTTAGGTTGGTTGAAACGAGAGGTTGTACAAACACCCACAATACTCATTAAGTTTGTAATAATGTCTGTCATAACCTTGCAAGGCTTAGCGAACAATTCTACACCACCAGATACACCGCCTTTAGGTCCGCTAACATAATAAAAGTCGTACACAGACAAGAATGTGTTAACATACTCTTCTTGCAAGTTAGCCTTAAACCAATTCCTTAACTCATTATAATCTTTATCTGTTGCGTTTCTGAGTTTTTCTACTGCTGTCTTATGTGCATCCGATTTTTTGTATCTAAGCCTATATATTGATTCTATGGTTGGATAATATTCTTTGACCCAACCATTAAAATATTCCTTAAGATTATTTTGTAATGCAGGTCTTAAATCCGTCGAACTTTCACTTAAAATCCCTAGCTTGGTGACATACTTGAGTGCCGCACTATTAGAATCAATGCATTTACCACCAAAATTGTTACCAATAAAATTAATTACAGTTTTCGCCCTTTCCGTTATATCAAGGCTACCATCGTAAAATGATTCATAACGAAAAACTAAACCAAGAGGCAAACTGGCATCATTAACAGTTACATTACCTTCACCGTCATATGAAATTGCTTCTTCTGCACTTATGGTATCTTTATCACTATTTCTAAATCCTTTCCAATCTTTTTTTAAGTCTTGAGGATAAGTAAACTCGAACTTATCATTGCCCTTGAATATTTTTGAACCAGCACTACTGTCAGTCTCATATTCAGAATTAAAGATTTCTGTTGTGTGGGTTTTTAAATACGAAATAGGATTATCTTTGATAATTAAGAGAGTGGATGTATGGCCACTGTCACCAGTATGACGTACAGGTGTTATCACATAATGGTCAAGTTTACTATCCCTTAAACCTGTGGATGGGTCATCATTTACTTGATGTACTTTCCTACTAATCTCTTTCAATGACCAGTTCTTGATTGGAAATATACCATGTTTTCCACCAAGATAACCAGGAACCATTTTTAGTTGATTACCCATCACATGTATAAAATGTTTATAAACCCACCATGGATTATTTTTCTTAGAAGGGTCTATTCTGTGGTCGTTAGGTTCTGTTGACGTTAAATACTCAATCACCTTATCCGCAGTGATATCTGGTATCATCTCTGCCAACTTGTTAAGCTTACCGCTTGTGTTGTATATATCAAGAAAGTTCTGGGCATCCATCTTACCATAAAGGGATGCTTCCATTGGTAAACTGTCTTTTTGTGTCACCAATACAGAAAAAGCCCTTACACACACATTTGCAAAGATGCTATTAACATCGTTTAATGCCACCTCACCGAAAATCTTCTCTGTTTTATCAGAGAAAAGGTCGAAATAGGTCAATGGATATTTTAGGGCATTCGTGGCATCCTCACCTTCTGTTTTAGATGAGCCTAAACCCTGTTCAATTTCAGTGTTTACTTCACTAACAGCATTCAATAGCGATTCAATTAACTTTGCCTCTTCTGGGTAAGTACCTTTAAAGACATCCCCAATCCAAGCATCTTCTTGTTTTGATGCACCATCATTTTCGATAGTTGCCACCACCTTTGGAAATGGACATACTATCGTATCTGAAGTGACACCAATGACACTATCACTCTGTATATCAGGGCAATTATTGTAATTAACATTTAAATTTTCAGCAGAACGCTGCATGCCTTGCCCAGTAATGGTTTCAGCGCACTTTGAAATCATATATATAAGGGTTTCAACGTGAGCCATAATAACCCTCGTGATATTCTCCACAGTCGGATAAAAACCAAACTTTTTCTCAAATTGTTCGGTAATAACCCTCTGTTCAATCTTTTCTTGCTCCTTTATGTTCTGTTGCTCAGTTTCACTTTGACTCTCTAAAAGTGTCTTAAGTTCATCCTTAAGGCCAAAGTCTTGGTAAATATATACTGTACTATCATCCTCCTGAGTCCACAAGGTTTTATAGAGCCCATCACTCTCTTCAGCACGTTTCTTAATTGCTTCTCTTAGAACCTGTTCAGGAACGCGACTCTCTTTAACTTCGCCACGCCCATCGGCAATACCATCTGAACGACCGAATAACCGCCAATCAGTATTATCACCGTAATCATCGTACTTCTTTAACTCAAAAAAATGGTCGTCTTTAGAAGACCAATCGTTTAATGCCTTACACGCAGTAATCTGTTTACTTAAAGAAGTGAATTCTGGGATTAAATTATCTAACTCTTCATCATCCAAGTTAACAATAAAAGCATAACTATTTGTCCCTTCTGGATTTATATATGTATCCCCGTTGAAACCACTACTAGTTTTGGGGTAGTCACCACGTTTTTTCTGCAACGCCTTTATTAACTCATCATACTTTGCTTTTACATCTAACAATGATGTATCTTGCACATCATTCTTGGTCGTTTGTGCTTCTGGTGATGAACCGCCTTCACCATCGTTACTTGCAATCTCTTGTGATGCTGCTTCAACTGCCTGTTGAACTATGTCCTTGTATTCTGCACAGATTTGACCAAGAGTCATCATATCAGCGTTCAACTGACCATTCTTATCTAGCAACTTGAACCTTCCGTCGACAACATTCCTCTGCCAATATTCCTTGCCAAGATACTCGCTATATGGTGCTGCCACCAATGCATTGACCATAATGTCACCAAGGAAAGAGAAGGCGTAGCCAACGAACTTGACATTGACATTGAAATTACCTGTATTTGAATCAAAAGCCGACCTAAAATCAGAACATGTCAATTCATATGACACCATCTCACCGTAAAACCCTTTAACTTTCAATATGAACTTAGGGTAAGGGAAAGTAAAGAAACACTTAAAGAAAGAACCTTCAATATCAGGATTGGCCAAACCTGTTATGCCGTGTTTGGTTTGGTTATGGCGTAACTCCTCTCCAGCAAACAATGATACACCCCTTACATCAGTGAACTGAATGTTTACTTCGGGAATCATAAAGTTGTTGTAGTTGATATCGATAGACTTGATACCAAACATCTCGCTAGTGCCGTCCTTCTGGATATCAACCAAATGACAATCCGTATAATTGGTTGTCAAAGAATTGATGGTTTCGCCATTCTTGCCAACTGGAATCTTAGTGCCTCTAAAGAAAGAAAGGCTTTCTCCCTCCATGCTGCTTTGCCAACTTAATGTCATGTTTTTTTGGTTTCCGTTCTGAGCCGACATATATGTACGACCCTTAACCTCTACTTCCAGGTCAACAGAAATTGACAGGTTTTCGAGGTCAACAGACTTGGCTACAGCACCATTGGAGGTGTTGTAAGATGTATAATCAGACTCCATGTTAGGTTCTACATATACAACTTGACCTTGTTTAATAATATTGGCCATTAATCGTTTGTACTTTCTATCTTATAATATGCTTTAATATCGCTTTCATACTGAGTCAGAACCCACTCAAGAGGAAGGGGAATGCGTATTCTCTCCCCCTCGTCTATCATATACTCCATAGATGGAAGCGTAGGGTTTGCCTGAAGTATCAACCAACCGTAATTAGGTGTGCCATAGTATTGGTAGGAAAGTAAGTCCATCCTTGAACTCGCCTTGTGCCAATACACATATCGGTCATTATCCCGCTTGGGAATCTTGATGAAGGGCACAGTCCTTAAAACTCCGTTACCATCAACAAATGATTTATATCTACTGTATGTTGCCATGTCTATAAATTACTCTTTATACATATTAGGTTCAAATGCTTTGAAAGCTGTAAACTTTCCGTTTTCATATATGATTTCCTCAGCCCTGTTATCATAAACACTTGCATTAGCATAGTAGTTGAATGAAGTTGCATTCTGTAACCTCTGTATTGGTCCACCAAGGTCGCTGCCACCGATAAAGTTGAAACTAATATCTATGTTTGCTATCATTGGCATAACACCTATACCTTCCTCGTTCAAGTCCCAACTAAGTGGGTCGTAGTTGATATTAAGGTTGGTTATTATAATCTTGGTGTTATAAAAATCACCAACCCTCAACACACATACAGGAGGTACACCGAAAGCAAGGTTATTTGCATATTTAGACTCTATACCACTAAGTGTTGGGCCTTGTCTTAGACATTGGTTTAAGAATGTCAACCTTGCATTGAAACCTTCTGGACTCATTGAATGGAATACTGGGTCGAAGTTCTTAATCCTTTCACTGATAAGACGAGTGACAAACGGGTCTTCTTGTGTTAGCCGTTTAAAGAATCTTGCCTCGTTATCATATCTCCCAAGTGCAACATTATTATTGGGGTTATCTACTGGCTGTTCTGGTGGTGTATCGCCTTGAACACGCGGTCCTTTTTCTCCCTTGTCAGAAAGAACTGCCGATGGAGTGCCTGATGTACCAGATTCAGGAACAGGCATTTGAGTGTCTGAAGCATCCTCAGTAGAAGAATCTTCATAATAAATTGTAACACGAACTTTTCGCTGTATTCTCGCTGCATACTCATCAGCATCCTGACCGTTTATTGGTCTATTGGCGGAGGTGTTGGGTCGTGAAGGTGTGCCTATTTTACCACTAAATTTAATTTTTTGCGCTACTAACCAATCCCTTATAGTCTCAGCCCTATGTTTCGCCAATCCTTGATTATTTTTTTCTTTGCCTTGATAAGAAGCCTCACCAAAACATTGAATGTTTGTTATTTTTGATTCTTCTAATATCTTCTTACAGATTGCAACATTATTCTTATTAAAATACCCTTTTAACACAGCCTCTGCTTCTGGGTTTAATGCAACATAAAAATCTGTAAATGTGACGGTAGTTGCATCATTGTCTTTTAAATCTGTTGGTATTGTCTTAGAATTTAAGGAAGAAGATACGACATTTACATATGAATCGTTAAACAATAAATCTTCATTTAAACCATTATCGACTCTATAACAATACTTAGACTCTCCCCTTTTGTTCTTAATTGCTATAAGCGCGTAAGAATTGTCATCACCAGATGTTACGGTAGTTATTACTTCTGTTTGTGGTGCTTTGTTTACTAAACTAATGCCCTCACCACGTATTTCATAACCACCGACTTGCTGACCATTTTCACATTTCCATATGGTTGTTATATCTGTTGAGATATCCTCTATTTTTCCATCATTACTGGTCGATACCCTGCCCCTATTTGTTGCAACACCATTAATCAAATAATCAATGGGATTGATGTCTGTATTCCAGTCATCTTTACCACTATAATTGTTAGGGAAATAGACATCAAACACCAAGCGTGGACCAACTGGCGTTGGTGCTGGGTCTGTCTCGACTTTTGACTCCTCCTCTGCCTTTTCCTCTTTTGGGCCTTTTGCGGTAAGCACAGAACACCCAGCAAAGAACCTTAGCAATTCCTGCTCTTTTGATTTAACATCATCTATACCAGAATTGGTTTCTGATAATTCATCTCTTCTTTCCCAATAATCCAAAATGGCAGGGTGGTCAATCAATAACTTGAATGACAATGTACCACTCCTTACAGTGTTGGCATATGTGAATATAGGTTCACCTCTTCCGATAAAGTCATTGGTTTGCCAGTTGGCCGTTGTGGTCTCGTTGAACTTGAGGTCATACGGTGGAAACCACATAATCCTACCACCAAGAGGGCCCTTTTGTTCTTGTGACAGCCCATTAGATTCACTTGTGTTCCAAGAGTTATAAGTCCCCTTCCATGCCAAGTTCTCTATGGAGAACATACATTTCTTAACAGAAACATCAAAGTTGGTTTCACCATCCTTCGTAGAAGGTGTAATGTTTACAAGACCATTGGTGTTACCATTGTCATCGTACATAACACCATATTCTTGTAGTTTTGTCCCTTTTTCACTCTTTAATAAGTTATTGTTAGACCTAAATACTTTCCAATTGTAATCTTCTTCAAGTTTTGTTCCATTAACTGAAAAAGGTCTCATCGTGTCCTTGACATAATTCTTGTACGCCTGATGCCATGTCCAGACACGACAATAAGGATTGTAATCATCACCATTTTCCCCATCGTTAACATTAGCCTTCAAAACACTGTTGCCTCTTGATAGACCATATTTTTTGCTAAAACCTTGTAAACCTACACTCTTTTGTAACTCTGATATCGGTAACTGGTTATTGTCGGTATGAAATCTCGATATTAAAGTCGTAAACTTGCCCGAAAGGTAATCAGCACCCGATTCTGCGAACCATTTAGTTGTTTTATCTAACAATGTTAATGGCTTCTCTTTGGGATGCATTAAATTCTCAAGGTATTTCACCGAACCTTCTTCATAGTATTCTTCTATAATTTGACCATTACCATCCCTATAATCACCTGCATCAACCTTTATATTGGTATCACTCCACTTTAACTTTCTTTGAGGGTCTGCCAATTGAGCGTCGCCAATAGAACTATCAATCTTGGATTCAGGGCCTTTTGAAGTATAGTACGTAAAATTATTCGTACCATCCTTGACACTCTTGAGACTCTGTTCAATGGAACCACGTGAATATGCCAACAAGGACTCATCTGGCCTCCTTTCGTTTCCCAAAACGTATTGAGAACTTATTTCCAAAGCCATTTGGTCTCTAAACAGAGCCCAGCCGCTTACGTTGTAATCGACCAACTCTTGTCCAAGGGTTTTTATGATGTCAGTGTATATTGCCATTACTGTACGTGTTATTAATATTTAATATTTTTTTCTTGATTTGCAAGATGTTATGATTGGTTTTGTGTTGATATACCACTCATGCGGTTCCATGAGTTCTCCCATAGATTCCTTTGACCGTTCACGTTATTATTCTGTCTGCCAGTTATAACTTCGACTAAAAACCTTTGAAGTTCTGGGTTATTATTAACCATCTGTTTGAACTCTTCGGGTGTTATCTTAGCCGCATTATTACCCTTCATATTTAACTCTATTGCACCATCTACATGCAACGTAATTGGCCCTGTTGGACGATACAGGTCACTTGCCTTAATTATTTGTGAATCAACCTGATTAACACTGCTTGCCTGTATGGGAGTTCCTTCAACTTGAATTTCCCCTGCGGCTTCCGCATCAAGGAAAACATTACCCCTTGCTGGCATTGCTGAACGAATACCAAGTTGGTTGGCAATCAAAGAGACATTATAATCTATACTTTCAATTGGTAGGACTATTTTACGGAAGTTTTCCTTCTCGTTACTATCCTGTATCTCTTTTACATGCTTGGCTATTAAACCCTCGTCTTTCTCTGGGACTAAGGACTTTCCAGTTTTTTTGCCCAACCATCCACCGATAGCACCACCAATTGCACCACCAACAACAGTGCCGACACCAGGTGCAATTGCTGAGCCAATTGCACCACCAATAACACTACCAATAGTTACACCTACACCACTGCCAACTGCCCCAGCACGTCCTGTGGTTTTTTCGTTTTCAGCATGTATTTGTTGATATGCTAACTCTGATGCACTAAAGCGTTTGTTTCCTGTAAGACTATTTCGAAGTTCCTTGTTGTTTTCAATTGTTCTAATGTCTTCATTATATTTCTCATTGGCCATATGCCATAGAACAGCACCTTCAATAACACCACCTGCAATTGCGGTGGCAGCACCACCAATTTTTGCCCCTTTTGATAATTTGCCAGCCCACTTTAATGGATTACTAATTTTAGTAGCACCCCCTTGAAGGGTACGGGTTGTCTTTAGGTTATGTAATTTTGCACGACGTCTTAGTTTATCGAATATTTTGTAATCTTTATGATATTTACCCTCTATATCCTTAATAGCCTTTGGGCCACCCCCTCCTTTAGGGATAAGTGCTTTTAGAAGTTTATCACCAACGAATTTGTTTAACTTATAAGTACCATAGAGTGAAAGACCGCTAGTCGCACCTAAACCAAGTACAGACAAGAATGAACCCCAGCCACCACCAGTCATACCACCCCAAGCATCAGTTCCATTAGCCCATGTTAAGCCCTTATCACCTAATTGCATGGCTGGGTTAATAAGTTGTGCAACACCTGTCTTGTATTGCCCTTGCATCGCTTCCCAGCGTTCCTTGAAACCGACCAATTCAGAAGCAATGTCACGCACATTCTTCCTAATATCCTCAACTGGACGTTCAACGTTGATGTTATTCTTTGTGATAACCTCCAACGTCTTCTTGTCTATCTCTTCGAGTCTCTTTGTCTGTTCCTTGTTCTCATCATCCCTGTAGGTGATTTTCCAACTTTGAGTCTTGGTGTCAAACTGTGCAAGATTGCCAAGGATTGCCTTTTCGTCCTCTGTGGCGGTTGCAAAGACTCCTGGCTGTGACCTCTTCCAATCACCTTCAATGGCCTTTAATGTTGCCTGTTTCTTGGATGTTTGAATTGCCTCCTCTTTGCTAATACCCATTGCCTCTGCTGCGGCAAAAATAAATTGACGTTGCATTGGGTCAATTTCTGCCTCGCCAGTCTTCCTGTTGAATACTGCCTGTTGGCCAAACATATCAGCAGTCCTCTTGAACAATGCTTCTGGGTCAGCCATCGACTCAAAGAGCATTTGCATGGGATTGCCACCAAGCATGGCATATGGCCCACCAAGAACTTGCAACTTAGCAGAACCTTCGATTGCTCCCTCTATACTTGAGAATTTCTCGGCAACATTAGCAACTTCCTCCAAGTTGAACTTTATCCTTTGTGACATTATTGTCATCTTGGATATGCCGTCAACACCATTGCGGAAATTCAACTTGTTTGCGAGACTCATGTTCTTCACAAAAGCCTCACTTGCCTTGGTTACGTCCAAACCAGTATTAAGTGCCCTTGCATAGTTCTTGTCTAACAAGCCCATGGTTGTCTCGGATGTTGTTCCGATATTATCCATAGCCTGTATTGCACTCTGAACTGTCTCCTCACCCATCAACTTGGAACTGGCAGCGATGTCCTCCATCTGTTCACTCGTGAGAAGTGTTGCCTTGCCAGTTACCTTGGAGAAGGTTTCCTGCATCTTAGAGGCTTGTTCTACCGAAATACCGAAGTTTCTGGAAAGGTCTTTGGACTTCTCCATGAGGGTTTCCATGTAGCCCATGGCCTGCTCTTTGTTGACCATTCCGAGCCTCTTGGCATCACTAATGGCCTGAGCATTATACATGTTCCACATGTCATAGCCACCCCTAATTTGACGTTTTACACTATCCCAAGCAGTTTTAAAAAATGACAAACGCTTTTGAGCCACCTCCATAGCCTTTGCGTTAGCTTCTTCTGCCTCTCTGAGTGCTAACCTATCTACCTTTTCATTCTTTGTTTCTTCAAGCGCATCTTGAGTTAATTTGGTATATTTCTTATTTTCAAACAATTGCATGGCAGCCTTAACAAAACGGGTCTCTTCTCCATGCGCCTTTCCAAAAGCAGTCTTGATGTCTCTTTCAGCCTTTTCAAGACCCTTTATTGTTTCGGTTAATTTGTCAATATCAGCCTGACTTCTTGTGGAACCACTTTTTCTCTTCTCTTTGTCAAGTGCTTTGTTAGCCTCTTTTAACTCATCTTTGATGGCACTTAAAGTCCCCATCGTCTCAACAAAACTATTCTCTTGGTCTTTACTCACGTGACCACCCATTTTCTTCACCTTGTTCTTAAGAGCAGTCCCCAAAGTAGTCGTTGCTTCAGACATTTTAGCCTGAGCCATTTCTAGTTTGTTAAGTTGTTGAACCAACGTAGCTAAATACTGGTCTGTTGCACCTTTTTCCACAGCAGCATCATACTTTCGTCTTAATCGGGTAATGTCACCCGTTAAACTCTCGAAAGATTCATTTAAATCCCTTCTGAATTTTTTTAAACTTTCAACAGTTTCTGTATTTAACTTGTTTTGGATGTTTGTGTCTAACTTAGCCATTAATAACAACTATCTTGTGATTCAAAATTATGTATCATTGTTGTGATGATTTCTTAGGAAATCGTTTAACTATAAATAGAAAAAACTGAAAAAATATATTAATTGTTTGGCGGTTTCAAAAAAAATATATATCTTTGCATCGAAATTCAAAAATGTCTAAAAAATTTTAAATAACAAAAAAATGAGTAACCAGTTTCTTGTGAAGATGCCAAGTGGCGACATGATAGTTGCCAATGACATTAATGATTATGCTTATTTCGGTGGAGGAGGTAATGATTCTACTATAGAATTTCTAATAGTATGGTTCAAGATAACCATGATAATGTTTTTGGCTGCCACGCCCTTATACCTAATTTTACGTTGTCTGTGAAACAAAAAAAAAAAACAACGGTAGTCAGAACCAACTGGCTACCGT